AATTGCATTTAAATAATCACTCAATTTATATTCAATCATAATATACTTTCTGGTGCCGCTTCACGGACTTGAACCGCGGACCTACTGATTACAAATCAGTTGCTCTACCAACTGAGCTAAAGCGGCTCATTGTTAATGTTTTTTTCCGTGTTTGTTATGACCTTTATGAGAACCCATATAGTAATCGCCTGGTTCATAATCCCATCTCTTACCGTGATGACCTCTTATATCAGCATACCACATTCTTAACTTCACTATCAAAGTTCTAAAAAATGTTCTTCTTGCCATTTCATCCTCTACTTAAATTTACATTCTGCCATAATTTGTGTTAGGCACGCAACCATATTTATCTCGTGGTCTGCCACAAAGGCTGATTTATATTGATAATCAGCAATTGTTAATACAGCTGCAGGTATAGATTGTGGTTGTAGATGTTTATATAAAATATCATAGATACCACTAAACAAAGACGATGGATCTTTATCAAGGTTTTGAATAACCCATTTTCTCATATCACCAAATCTTTTTTCTTTTAACATCTTAATCAACTCTTTATTATTGATTTCAGATAAAGAAACAAGTATACCACTATCAATCTTACCTCTTACAGAATATCTTTGTAGTTCGTTAATTGTTCTTCTAAAGTCTGGATAATGTCTTTGTATGAGTTCAGCCAATACTTTTTTATCAAACTCTATGTTTTCTGTTTTAAGTATTTCACCTAGTCTTTCTAAAAATGCAGTAGCAGTTTTTACTTTTTGACCATTTGTAATACGAAAATCAATTACAGTACAACGACTATGTAAGGCAGGTATTATTTTGTTTTTAAAGTTACAAGTAAATATAAATCTACAGTTCTTATAAAACGTTTCAATAAAGTTTCTTAATGCAGGTTGAACACTATCAGCATTCATATAATCTGCCTCATCTATAATAACAACTTTATGATTTGCACCTTCGTCTAGCGACACGGTGGACGCAAAGTTTTTGATTGTAGTTCTTAAAGTATCAATATGACGGCCTTCGTCTGAACCATTGATAATAATATAATCACAACCTAATTCTTCACATAAGGCACGAGCAACTGTTGTTTTGCCCGTACCTGCTGTGCCAGAAAGGAGAAGATTTGGTATTTCTTTTTGTTTTAGAAACTTAGAAAATGTATTTTTTAAATCTTCAGTTAAAATACAATCTTCTATTCTCTTTGGGCGATATTTCTCAACCCATAAAAAATCTGACATAATATATTCCTCACGTTATTCATCATTTATCTTCCATTGTAAACTCTTGTACGATTTCACTATCAACATCAAAGCCACCTTTGTTAATTGTCCAGGTGTCTTCGTGTCTTTCGTAATCGAGTTGACTTACAAATTCTTGTACATCATCTGCTAGTTTTTTGTCTTCATCACTAGCTGTGGAATAATTATTCCAATCAAAGTACAATCCTTTTTCAAAGTTTTGAAGACTACCAAATTCTTCAATCACATCATCTACCTCAATATGCTTATTGATATAATGTGTTGATTGGTGATATTCCCTTTCCTCTAACTTTAAGGTATCACCAGGTTTATATTCAGTACCGTCTTCTAATTTATATTTGTCTGACATATTAAAATACACTATCTGCTTCTAAAGCAATCCAATATTGTACTTTAACCTTTTTGTTTATGAAGTGAGCAATCTTTGCCTTTGATAAAGCAACATCATAATCACCAGGAATAATTTTCATATTCTCAGCCTTAACATATGCAGTAAACTCTAAATCTGTTTCACCTATTGTAACCGATGATTCATTTGAGTTACTATTTTTTTTATCTAAAGCAACTAATTTAATTTTGCCTTTTTCACCTTTAAATGCAATATCAGGCAGACTTAAATTTGTATATAATTTTTTAACAGATTCATAATCACTATTGTTTAGTGTAAATGTAACTGTTTTATCTGGCATTGATATTTGTTTTGAAGGATATCTTAACGTAGATTTATCAGCAAATGCATATCTAGCTGATAATGTTGTTTTTTCATCTTGTATTTTTAAATTAGCAGAACCGTTAAACTTTAAAACTGGTTGTTGAAAAGAATCTAATGCTCTTAGAAACTCTGGTAGATCATATACACCAAATTCAGTTTCAAACTGTTCTTCAACGTCTGCCTTTGCCATAATGTTTTTCATAGTTGACATTGTACTTAATGTCTTACCAGGTGTAAACAAAATGTTAGCATTAATATCTGAGAAATTTCTCAAAATACTAATTGTATTATCACTTATTTTCATTATTATATTTTCTCCTTATCATTATTTAATAGTAGTATAACATAATGAATTGCTTTTAGCAAGTCTTTACGATTACGACCACCTTTCTTACCATACCTTGACAAATATTTAATTGCATTGGCTTGGCAAAAATCACTTTTAATACCTATAGACTTTAATAAATCTAAAACTTGAATACCATCTTTACCTGATGAGTAATGTTGGCCGTAAGTTGATTTGATATAGTCTAGGATTTCTTTACAGATTTTATCTTCATTAAATTTCATAATATAATTATAACACTTAAACTAATAAAAGTCAATTAGTTAGCAAACCAGTTCATATAAACTAGATATGGAACTAAAATAGGATAAACAACGTGTTCAATTACTTCATATATTACTAATGCTGTTAAAGCAATTGCCCACCATTTAGATGTTTTAGCCTTGTTTGAAACATAGCCAAAAACTTTACTATGCCATTTTCCTATTTTTTGTACTACTGTGTTCATATATTATTTCCTTGATTTAATGATTGTAGATATTTTAATACGTTTTCTGGTGCACTTACGCTATAAGGATCACCTGTTGTATTATCGCCTTTACCTGGTTCTTCAAATAAGACTTCTACTGTACCATTGTTTACAATAGCAGCATATCTCCACGATCTCATTCCAAAACCTGCACCTGTTTTTTCTACAAGCATATCAACTTGATCTGTAAAGTCACCATTACCGTCTGGTATAACTTTTACGTTTTGAAGTTTTTGATCAGCTGCCCAAGCATTCATAACAAACGAATCATTTACTGATAAACAATAAATGTCATCTATACCGTGTTCTTTAAACACGTCTGCTAACTTTTCAAATCCTGGTAGTTGTTTTGATGAGCAAGTTGGTGTAAATGCACCTGGTAAAGCAAACAATATAACTCTTTTATCTTTAAAATACGTATCAGTATTTGTTTGTGTCCATTGACCAAGTGATCTTACTTTAAAATTTATATCTGGTAACTTATCACCTTGTTTCATAATATTTTCTCCTTATAATAATATAATTACATATAGTTTACACTATATTGTTAAAATTGTCAATACTCTATTACCAGTTGTTATTTGCCTTTGGTGAATAATGACTTAAAATCTTACCTTTATTTGAGCCTTCTTTGACAGTATAACCTGCTGTTCCACCAGCATTTATATTTACTTCTTTTCTGGCAGAAAACAAAGTCAAATTTTTTCTATCAACTTCTTGTTTTTTTGTATAAGATTCTAATACTCTTGTATGTCTATCCATGACACCCTCCTATCTAAAGTTAGGTGCGTTCCTTCGGCATTGCCTACTTCCGTCCTTTTGGGATGAACGATATAAGTATTTATATCTGGTATGCGTTTGAAACATACCAGATATTGGTTTTATTATTATTTAATATTAATTGTTCTTGGTTTTTTAGACTCTGGAACAATTCTTTCTAAAGACACTTTTAAAAGACCATCTTTTAATTCAGCGCCTTTAACTTCAACATCATCAGCAATTGTAAAAGATTTAGAGAAGTATCTTTTAGCGATACCTTTGTGGATTACTCCATCCTCGTCTTTATCTTTAGTAGCTTCTACTACTGATTTGATATTTAGCATACCATCTTCCATATTAATTTCAATATCTTTTTTATTGAAACCAGCAAGAGCTAGTTCAATATCATAGGTGTTTTTACCTGTCTTTACGATATTGTATGGTGGGTAATTTATATTAACCATTTCGTTGAAATTGTGGTCGTCAAACATTCTTTCAAAATGATCGAACACATTATCAAACCCAACGGTTACTGGTCTTAGTTGATTGAATATACTTAATGCTTTATTAGTCATAATTAACCTCCTTGTTTAAGCAAAGTTATTTCTTTATAAAATGAAGACCCATTTGGCGTCTTCACATTTATTTATATAAGTACGATTTGTAGAATTACAAGTGGTCAATTCTGTCGCACTTAAAAAATAAGTGGTAGTTTCCTTTTGTCACGGAGTTAAACTACCAAAGATCACCGATTTGCTGGGTAGTTTTAGATTAAAATCAAGGCACTACCCTAACCTATCTATACCTCTACAAGGTCTTACGAATAGCCTTGTAGTAATAATATATATAATCATTCAACACAGACGGCATAGAATTCCTTATATTCTTTTAACTTTAACGCCTTTAACCCAACGATACCCAAGCAATTCGTCATTTGCTTTTTGCATTTTTCTAATAACTTTAGCTCGTTCTTTGGCCTTTTCACGTTTTTTTTCAGATGGTTTAGAAAAATATTGTTTATCTTTTATTTCTTGTACAATACCTGCCTTTTGTACTTTTTTCTTTAGTACACGCATAGCCTTTTCTAAATTGCCACCTCTTACTTCAACTGTAATTGACATCTATTATTTACCTCCCATCTCATTCTTTGGTTGTTTCTCCCATACAGGAGGGTTGTTACCACCTACATCAAAGTCGTGGTATGAACCTTTTTTATAAGTCTTGTAATCAGGTCTTGGTGCTTTACCAGTTAAACCTTTTTCAATATCTTGTTTTGTAAAAGCAGGTTTTTTAGATTTATCTAAACTGCCTACATTAGTAGGATAACCTGGTTTTAATTTTTCTATTTTGCCACCTTTAGCTAAAAATTCTTTCATCAATCTATCACGTTCCTCTTGTGACATTTTTGGTTTTATTGTTTCTAAACCACTATTATCTTTAAAGTTGCTCATTTTTTTCCTTTATATAAAAAGACTTGTGGGGACTTCTCCCCACAAGCGGACTTACACTATGAATAGATTTTAGACTAGACTTGGATATCCTCATCTTCGTCATCCTCACTATCATTGGAATTCTCTCGTAAAAGTTCTGCCTCGTCAGCCTTCTTTTTAGCCTCAAGGATATCTTCTACTGAAGCGCCACTATCAACTTTTGTATATAAATCTACAAATGAGTTTTTAGTGTCATCATCAAATCTATTAGTACATACTTGTATTGCCTTCATCTTGTTTTTAAAGATACCGTATGCCTCAGCAATATGTACAAGTCTTCTGGTACTGATTATCTCATCAACACCGCCGTCTTTGTAGGTCTTTCTAATCACATCAGCCCACGTTACTAGATTGTGAGCAAACTTGTCATCAGACTTACCAGCAGATTTTAATTTTGTACTAACAATTTTTTCTTCAATTTTAGCACTTGGATATTCTTGTTCAAATGTAACAGGAAATCTCTCAAGGAATGCCTCGTTAAGAACATTAGTACCGATAAACTTACCATCATCACTACCTTGACCTTTAGTGTTAGCAGTAGCAATCACGTTGAAACCAAATTTAGGTTTAACAAACTTGTTTATCTTTTTAACATACACACCAGAACCTTCAAGGATTGGTTGTAAACACATAATCTTATTTGAAGCAAGGTCAATCTCATCAAGTAATAAGATGGCACCTCTTTCCATTGCCTCGATTACAGGACCGTTTTGCCAGATAGTCTGGCCATCTCTTAATCTATAACCGCCAAGTAAATCGTCCTCATCAGTTTCAATTGTAATGTTAACTCTAATCATTTCACGTTTTGCCTCAGCACACGCCTGTGTTACAGCAAGTGTCTTACCGTTACCAGAAAGACCTGTAATGAATACAGGATAGAATTTTTTAGATTTTACAATACTGTTAATGTCTGTATAGTTACCAAACTTAACAAAGTCAGTATCTTTAGCAGGAACTACGTTATCAGTTAAAGAGCTGACAATATATGCAGCCTTAGTATCATTAGTTGATTCAACTTTTGGTGTAGTTGGAATAGGGTCAGCAACATCACCATTAATAGGTAGTTTGTAAATACCTCTATCAACTTTGTACTTATCAGATTTTAACCACGCAGGATTTGAAATCTTTTTAGATTTTACAAGGTCATTTATTTGAGCTCTTGTAACTGTATCAGATTTATATGTTTTATATAAAACTTCAACTACAGATTTTTGTTTAACATTTAAGTCCATAATATAAGTCTCCTTTTTCATAATGTTTATACATCCATCCTATCATTATTTAATAGAAAAGTCAAGCGTAAAAAAACGTTGATTTTACTTGTTTTTTTGACTATAGAAGGGCAAAAACTGTGCATTTATGCGACCTCCTTGATGAATTTTTGTAATAATATTCTGGATACGATTCGTCCTTTCATACCAGACATAAACATCTTTTTAAGTGTTCTCTTATCAGTTGAATCTGTAGTGTTATCAAACGTTGTATTTTTAACATTAGTATCAGCCTTAACGTAAAAGTAAACATCATAGCCGTTTTTAGTATCAGCAATACACTTGTCTTTAGTAAACATCTTTTGAGCAAGTGCCTGTTTATCATACGGTAGATACATTGTAAATCTTAAATCTCTAAATTTACTTACAAGATAAAAGCCAACAGTTTTAATGTTGTGTTTTTTCTTTAAGTATTTTAATAACTTTTGAGTCATACCAATTCTACCCCAACTATTACATTGAACGTGATTTTTACCAAGTTTAACCCATAAGTCACCACTATAATTACCTCTCATTGAATTAGCGCCACCATCTGTTAATGTAACAAGAGCAACTTTATCAGATTTGTAATCTTGTCTAAATTTAGGTATGATACTATCCATAGCAATTAACGACTCATTAAGAGGTGTAGAACATAGATAATATTCTTTACAAGGACTTGTCATATAAGAGTCATCACTATCATAATATCTTCCGTAATGACCATTCCAGTATTTTGCCATTCTATGTAAGTATTTTGAAACAGCAAAGAAATCTGATTTACTTTGTTTATGTGAATACAAGTGAACCAATTTAGTAGTTTGATCACCTTCTACAGTTTGATTTGATTGTTCAAATGGAGGGTTTTTAGGATCATCATTCTCGTGGTTATTTACAAACTTGTAAACTGAAAACGGTATATTGATTTTTCTAACAAATAAAACTAGGTTGATTAATTGTTCAACCGTAGGTAATAAGTGTTTTTGCATTGAGCCAGACCAATCAAGTAAAAATATCATACCGTGATTTTTTTCATTAGGTACAATTGTAATTTTTTTGAATATGTCTTCCGCAAACTTGTAAGTATGTAATTTAAG